TTCCAGTTCCGTGTCGGTTGCGTTGATCATCGCTGCGTGTGGCGCGAAGTTGTGGAATTGCCTACTCATATGCGTAAGAACCTCCACATCGTCAATTGTTGCGCGGCGAATCGTCAGCATAAATTAGCCCTCTACACCGTGCATACGGGTACTAGACAACGTGTTTGTATGGGTCGTACTCTTCGTTTGCAGTTGACTTGCGCTTGTACTTGTCGAATAAGGATCGTTTACGAACCGGATATGCGAACGTCAACGCGAGCGCATCGGCAAGGTCAGGTGATGCGCCACCTTGCAAACGCTTCTTGATCTCGTCTTTTGACTCAAGCACCTTGCGACCAGCCTGGTCAAACCAATACACAGGCGTTGCCATCTCTTGCTTTAATTGAACGTCATTCGGTATTGCACCACCCTGCTCAATCCATTCCTTCATGCCCCACCACATCTCGGTGCGTCGATTGACAAACTGATCGGGCTGTATGGCGCGGCCACCAAACGGCACTTCGATGGGGTCAAAATCGAGTTGACGCAGCCTGTCAATGACTCCTGCACCTGCACCGCTGTCAACGAACACAGCATCCGGCTCCCAAGATTCCATGACCGCCGCAACGCGAGCGGCAAGTTCCATGTTGTCAATGCCCCTGTACACAAAGGGTGGAAACGCGACAAGACCCTGACGCTTGAAGATCACGCTGCGGTCATCACCGAACCGCGCAGGGTCAACGCCAATGATGCGGGGTGACCCTTCAATGTCCTTGTCCGTATATTCGCGGCTTGCTGCAAGTTCAGCGTCTGACAGGCTGATCAACTGATCATCGCCGGCGGCGGCAAAATCGCACAGGTACTCGCGAGCAAACGCAGTCTCAGGCATGTCGCGCTTGAGGCGTTCGACTTCATTGGGGTCAATTGCCTGAGTGTCGTAGACCGTGTACCGAGCGGCGTTCCAGTCGGGCAGCGACTGTGCGCGGTAATACAACTCGCTGAACAGGTTGATGCCTGACGGTGTCCCAATGAACATTGCCCAACCCTGACGGTCAGACAGTGCCGGCTGAATGATGTCGTTCCACACCTCCGGCTTTACTTGCGACACTTCGTCAATCACGCAGCCGTCGAGGCGCACACCGCGCATTGCATCAGGGTTGTCGCCACCAAATATACGGATGACGCACCCATTGTGCTTGAAGGTAACGAGCAGGTCGCCCTCGTTAATGTCAATCGCGTTCTCCATGAGGAGTGGCGCAAGTTTCTGTTTGAGCCGCGCCCAGGCAATAGCCTTGGCTTGCTTCAGGAACGGTGCAATGTAGAAGAACAGGCCGAGTTCCTGTTTGAACCGGATCGCCTTGTCAATCAGTTCCATAATGGCAAGTTCAGTCTTGCCAGCGCGACGGTGCAGGGCAAGCACTGTGAACCTGCGCTTACTGACATGGCAAGTTCGTTGCCATGCTCGCGGCTTGTACTGCAAACTGACGGTGCGAGCCATTACCGCTCCGGTACGCCTGTTGCCACCATCAGGCTGATGCCACCGGAATGGTTCATGTCAACGCGCTCTGCCCACCTAGCGGGGTTCCACATCCGAAGGCACTTCATCCGGGTATCGACCTGCAAACGCCTCCAAGCGGCTTGTACTGCGTCTGTAGGCTCTGTGTCGCACAGGGTCTTGCACTCCTCAAGCATTGCTTCCTGGCCTTTGTCCCTCGCGACCTTATAAAGTCTACTAAAATCTTCGTCTTCGTCCTTCCATTGATGCACAGTTGCAACGCATGGGTTGCCCGTAATCTTGGCAAACTCAAGCAGTGTTCCCCCGTTTGCAAGCCACTGGAGAACCTCAAGTGCCTTGGGGTTGTTCATGATTCCGGTGCGCTGCGGCCGTCCCACTGGTCGTTTGATCACAGAGGTATTGGGTGACTTTTTTGTAAGCGCGAGGGATTTGGGCGCGTCTTTCATAGTTGCATAGTTTCTGTATGGTGGACTTTGAGAGTTTGAACATTGACGCTAATTTGCCGTAGGAAAGCCCTCTTTCCTCGCGTGCGTCCCTTATGCACTGTACTGCATAATCTGAGATTCTTGCGTTGTGATGCGATTGCCCGATGCGATAGCCGTCTTCATTAACAGCGACGATTGCTATACGCTTGGTGATCATGTGCGTTTACGCAGGACGATGTCAAACCCTGCTGCGCCGGCAATAGCAAGCGCAGAGTCGAATGCTGGCTTTCGTTTACCGATCACCGTACCGGGCGTACCAAGCAAGCACCTCACCGTGTGCGCTCGGAGTATCCCTGCTCGATCCATTGCAACCGCAAGTTCCCCGCGTGTAGATCCTTGCGACTCAAGTGTCTCGCGGATATGCGTTTTAAATTCGTCGTAAGTGTTTATCGTCATCTACGTCAGTATATAAGTCAATCAGTTTCCCAATATACGACATCGCCTCGTTTGTAAAATTTTGTTTGGTCGGCGTATTTCTTAGTGTCAACAAAGTGCTTGTCCTTGACAGTAAAGTAGTTGTTGGGCAACAGCAAGAAGTAACCTTCATCGGCAATGATCAGGCTGAGTGGCTTGTGTTCTGCGGGGTACTGCGAGTAACCGTCAGCCCAATCAATCACAATACCTGTGTGTATGCCTGACACCTCGGCGCGAAACGCGTTGACAGTCAAGCCTTCAAGTGCCTTAAATTGCACGGCTTCAATGTCGTTACCCATTGCTCCCCACGGCTGCGAGGAGTCATCAAAGTCAGGGTCAAAGGACTCGGTCGTTGACAGCGCGTGAAGCGGCAGACCTGACCAGTGCGCTCCGGACGCGAGGATGACATGGCAAGACAAGTACTGACCGGGTCGAGCGTAGATCGCATGCCACATACCTGGCGTTGTGCCGGATGGCATGTTTGGGCCGAGGAATTGGTTGTCAACTTGCACATAGAAATGGTTGGGTAGGTTGGTGTGTCTCATTCGTAGTCTGAGCGTCTGCGAGTCGGAGATGAATCGTCAAAGAACCATAGCCACACCCCACAGGCGGCAAGGAAGATCAAAGCAACTGGTACAGCGCAAAGCGTATGAATCATGCGGTTCTTTGGCGTGAGGGTACGGGTCTGCGGGAAACTGACAACACGCGACCGGGTTCCTTGGCGTTTGGATCCTTTGCCCACTCTGTCAACAATGACAGTTTTTCGGTAAACCAATAGATTTCTTGCAGGGATAGCGCATATTCCTCACGGTAGACCTTGAGCGTTGGATGAAAGACTTGTGCGCTGGTGCGGTACGGGGTTGCTTGGATGACAATGCCGTCATGGTCAACAGCGACAAACCCTGTCTTTGTTTGACCAACGGTAAAGCCTTCATGTTCTAGGTACATGACTGCTCGGACGATTCTTGCCTTATTGCGGGTAGTTGGATACATCATGTGTTAACTCGTATAGTAAACTCACCACAACACAATGGCAATCCTAAAAAATTACAATCCTGCCCTTCACGACATTCATCTTTACTTTCCTGCGGCAACACTCATGCCGCTTGTCGGTGGTGAACAGAGGGGGTTCAACCCGTCATGCCAGGGCGCAGCGGTCGATTGGTCGGGAGTGTCTCTGCGTCCACGCGCATTTGCGCGGGAGTATTCTGTTGCCCTCCGCAACAGTCTTACCACTCCTTACGTTGCCGACAACATCAACTTTTGGAACACCAGCAATCCTGCTGCTGTTCTTATATCGCCAAAACACGCTCTGATATGCGAGCATTACCGGGGGCCGGGACGGCCTGTCGGTGACAATGAAACTTACACGTTCCTCGGCAAGTCGGGAACACGTCATACTCGCAAGGTAATAAAGGTCACCTTTGCCATTGCTCCTGACCACACTCTATTAGAGTTTGAGTCAGCGTTTCCTGCCGATGATGTTTGCGTCTATGCGTACATTGCTGACGCTCGTTACATCCCGCTTACTCATGCCGTCTGGGTACATGAATGCGAAGGCAAGGCATACAAGATGTCTATGGGCAAATCGTTTGTCAACGCTGCCGACGTGTGCAATGGGTTTGGTGTTGTGCCAATTATGGACGGTGTTAATGAAGGCGCACAGGCTGGTGGTTGGCCGGTCATTTGGGGAGGGGATAGCGGCAGTCCTGCGTTTGTCATTGATTCAGCAGGACGCACCGTATTTGTGGGACTTATGAACGGTGGAATGCAGGTCAATGTTCCTGAAATGGCTGCAATCAACGCTCAACTTAAGCCGCACAACTACTCGGTAAATCATGTCAAGTTGTCTTCCAAAGTCGAAGACCTAAATGACGATGGCAAAGTTGATGGTGCAGACCTAGCAATGCTGCTTGCCGCATGGGGTAATGGGAACATCTTCATGGATGTCAACGGAGATGGCAAGGTAGACGGATCAGACCTTGCTCAACTGCAAGCGGCATGGGGTGCGTACACCATGACCCGCAATGTCCCAGCACCTGTGGCCGCACCAGCACCTGTAGTTAAATCAACAAGAACAAAGAACCCTCGCGGCAAATAGCCTGGCTTTGTTGCGGGTGGTTGGGTACATCATGGGTTAGTTCGTCTTGATGTTGACATCTTTCGAGTCCATTCCTTGCTCTTGGGGTCGTTAGCCCACTTAATCAAAATTTCCATCCGCTCGTCAAACCAATGCGTTTGTGGAAGTTTGCGCGAGTATTCCTCACGAAATCGCTTGTGTATGGGGTGCTGAATCTGTGCGCTTGTCCTGAACGGGCTGACCTGAAACACCACACCTTCCGAATCGATGGCAATAAATCCAGTGTGCGTCATTCCAACGGTAAAGCCTTCTCCTCGCAAATACATGGCAAGTGCGTTCATGTGCAGTAATACTGGTTTGCTCTCGTACCTCACGCGTATCTCACACTTGGCTTGCGGACATGCTCAACGGCAACTGCGAGGATTCGGCGCGACTCCGGTACATGACCAATGAACTCATGCACTTGCTTCAGTTCTTCGGTTGTGACGTTCTTCAACATTGCTTCAGCCCACACATCCCAGGCAGCAAACTCTTCAGGGCTGATCGGGGTGCAACGCTGTAGGTCGTTGCGGGTCTGTTCAACCTCACGTTCACCTACCAGGTTCTGAGGGATCAGAGCGCAATACGCCTTGTGTATCGCTGATATATCAGGCTTTGCGTCGCGCACTAAACGGTGCTGGCGAATGCAACTTTGCAGTTTGTCCTGATGCAGTTGACCCCACTTCTCGTTCAAGATGCTCGACAATACAGGCTCAAGTCTCCACTTCGGCCACAGTTCATCCATCAACTTTCGGTTGTCCATCCATGTGATTGTTGTCATACGCGAAAGTATAAGCGGTGCTAAAGCGGGATGTCAAATCGCAAGTTTAGGCGAGTGATTTTTTTCAGCGAGGCTCAATGCCGGTGCTAGAGCGGGAATGTAGATCGGAAGGGAAGGACGAGATTTTTCAAATCTCTTTCAATCCCAGCACTTCGATGCTGACGGTTCGTTGACGTACTACTTGGCTTCGTACATCCCTCGTTGCATGACCGGAGAGCGTGGATGCAGTAACCCCTCGGCGGGGCTACTGCGT